CACACCAACCTTTGCAAACATCAAAATGAAAGATGAACTGAAAGAGATTGATGGTGTAGAAATAAATGGAACACTAATTACTTGTCAAGATTCTACTGCTGCAATGAAAGCAAGTGACGTACTGCAAACATACTTGACACCTATGAACAAAGCAGAACTTGCATCTCGCATATCGAAATGGAAATATCTTTTCTACAAACCATACAACTCAACTATGGAAGAGGTTGAAGAAAGGAGTCAGGCAATCCTCGAGCAACTTGCTGAACTGCCAGCAGATTGTGTTCATCATGCTCTTGGTATGGCAATCCGCACTTACAAAATCTTTCCGTCGTTCTCTGAGGTGTTTGGGATTATGAAAAACAATGTCAATGAACGACAAAACTTTGCAGCTCAGATAGATAAAATTCTTGACCAGTTGCATCAATGAAACTATGATGTCTATATAAATAAGGAGAAAGCACATGGACAGAACAAAATTCATGGGTGGTAGCGATACTATCCGATTAGTAAAAGGTGACTGGGAAAGTCTCTATCTCGAAAAAATTGGAGAGAAGCAGCCAGAAGATTTGTCTGACAATCTACAAGTTCAGATAGGTATCACAACAGAACAACTCAATGTCGAGTGGTTTGTCAAGAATCACAGCAATCATCTTGATATGAATATGATTGAGAGAAACAAGAGTATCGGAATCTATTTGATAGATGACGTACCTTGTGCTGCAAATCTTGATGGCTTGATTACACAGTACCAGGAGCAGAGACAATGGGTTCTCGAGTGCAAGCATACCAATCCATTCAACTCTATCCAAGATGTTATCGAGAGATACATGCCACAAGTACAATTCTATATGCACTTACACAGACACATGATGAAACAACGACCAATACGAACTCGTCACCATTGTGCTGGTGCATTCATATCAATCATTCAAGGTAATGGCAGTAAGTATCATCAGTCCCATATCGAGTACAACGAACTGTACGCAGAAAAGATTATGGAGCTAGTGAAGAAGTTTTGGTTGAACCATGTTGTGCCAAGAGTCAAGCCAGCTGACAATGGGGTTGCGGACCCACCAGAGGTCAACGCAATCCCCATTGATAGAAAGATTCAAAAGAGTATGACGCACAGTAATGAGTTTACCAATGATACACATGAGTACATACAGACTATGGCAGAAGCAGAGAAGCATGCAGATGCAAAGAAAAGACTGCTTAGTCATGTAACTGACGATGTGTATGAGATGTACAATGATTACCTAGTAATATCAGTATCAAAGACCGGAAGAAGAAGTATTCGGCTGCGTAAGCCAATACAACTTGCTTATGACATAATGAAAGGAGAAAGCAATGGACGGACTAAACAATCAGATTAGACAAGGAAAACTGCTTGCAAAGCTAGTAGTGTTAGCAGAACTACAAAGCTACATTACAAAGCAGAAGAATCAGCTTGAACTGGAACTAGCAGCAGAACAAGCTGATATGAAAGAAATAGAAAGAAAGGAGAAAGAACATGACCAAAGATAATATCTATACAGCACTCATGAAATGTGAGTTCAAAAAAGTAAAAGTTGAGGGTAACAATGCAATGTTCAATGCCAAGTATATGAAGGTGAAGGACATCATACCTATGATTGAAATGGAGTTGCAAAAGCAAAACATCATTTGCATTGGTACTATGAAAGTGAATGAACATAATTCACCAATACTCAACATACAACTGAGACACATACCTAGCGATACATTCATCGAGAGTGAGTGTACTTGCTTGGACGATACCAAGAAAGGCAGTCAGCAAATTGGTAGTGGCATTACCTATATGACACGATACATTTTGCAACGGCTGCTTAACTTAGTGCCAGATGAAAGCACAGATGATGACGGTAATGAATCTAGCAAGTCTGGTACATTTCAAAAACCTAGAAAAGTAATTAGAAAGGACAACTATGGAATATGATAACACAAATACTGGTGCAGTTTTTCAACCGAACAATGAAGAACTGAGTGGTACTGGCACACTCAATGACAATGGCAACGAGAGTCGAGTATGCGTTGTCAAATCAACACAGAAAGATGGTAGCGTAGTGCGTGACATCTACATGAAAGTTGGTCGTATGTGGGACAATGAAAGCTCTAATGGAATGGCACCACAGTTCACTGGTACGATTGATTTACCATCAGACAATAGTCGAGTTGCAGCATGGGTCAAGCAAGGCTCATATGGTATCATGCTGTCTCTTAAGCTATCACCAAAACAAGAACAGGAACAATCATCTGTTGACAATGATACTGAATCAGATGATATTCCTTTTTAGGGTGGTGCTTTCTCCAAAGATGCCCTAAAACATGCTAGGAGGTCTATTACTGCTCTGCTTGCCAGACCTCCTAGCTTTCAAAGAAAGCACAGAATATGTTTACAAAAATGACACACACAGTAATTCTCATGCTTACAATCGACCTCGAGTCAGCAAGAGAATGCCAGGCACTAAGCGAAAAAGTTTACAACGAGAACAGATGCTTTGAAGCCTACAATATCTACAGCACAATCCCACCAAGAAAACCAGATAACTTCGAGGATATTATTTCTCTGTACATAGAAAGGACAAACGTATGGAAATTAAGAAAATAGATATTAGAAAAAAATATAATAATAATAAACAGAAGTATGTTGATATGATGATAATGCGAAATGGTGTTGATAGTGTGCAAAAATTACATGATAAAGACCCTAACAAATTTGATACTATGATAAAAAGTATTCATCAAAGTCAAAAGCTAACTGACTAGGTGTGGAGTTGGAAGTGAGGTCCATCGATGAAGGGTCGTCTATTTTCTTTTCGTCTTGTGTCGATGTAGTCATTCATTAAATCCTCTGCACTATCCGGTGACATAGTTAGTAGCTTGTGCCATGCCGCACCCCAAACCAAATCAACTCCAACTTCTTTACCAGCCTTACGCATAGCATCAGCTATGTTATCATAATCCACAATATCCCAAGATGGATTACTGCCATCATAAGCCATAAGGTCAACAGCGTGTGCATACCCATCATCTTGTATCAAATGTTTGCTAGCCATAGTCTGTGACTTGCCAGAATCAAAAAGCTTTTTCTGAGTTTCCAAATCACGAACACCATATATTACTCCAAAGTCGACATCAGTATACTCAATCGCTTTCTTAACAGTCTCAACAAGCTTAGGATGTACTCCATCCAGTCTATCCAACGACCTTTGTGATAATTTAAATGCCATATTATTTCTCCTAAAATTTCTAATATCCCAGTCCCTATGTAAACGAAGATTCTCACGACGTTTCTCCCAATTATTTCCCATTCTTTCGTAACCCAAAGAATTTGGTCACTGAACGGACACCAAAACTTGCAGCCACAATACACCCAAGTGTCACCTGATACCACTCAGGCATCATTTCTAAGGCTCTGAAGCCCTGTTCTACTATGTTTCTTCCCCAAGACCCACAAAAGCATAGGATAAGAGGAATACTAAACAAAATTACCAGATATTCGTCCTTCCAACTAGACTGAGAACCCTTCATAGCTTCCAAATCCCAGTCAATATCACCAGTCAACTGCTTCTTTTTAATCTCAAGATTAAGTTTTTGTGATTCTGCTTTGGACTCTAGCCAAATAGAAGCCATACTACCTACCATCGAGAGTGCCTTAAAAATCATTTTCCCACTTTCTTCATGGCTTCTTTATGTGCCTGACCAAACGTCTTTCCTTTGACCATCATTCGAATCATTGCAGCCATGTGTGCTTTACTGTGATGTTTACTATGTCTTTTCATAGTTTTTCTTTGTCGTTCTGTAAGTTTATCTAGGCTCATTATGTGTTTCCTTTCCTAACCAGATAGCAAATGCTCCGGTCATAGCACCAGTAACAACAGACACTAAGCCAGCTTGTTGTGTAGTTAAATCAGGCTGGCTCAATGCCCACTCGATGCACCTAATATAAACACAGGTCATAGCTAGCATCATCAAACGAGGGAGGATTTTCCATTTGTCTAATGTCTCAGGACTCATTGTATAAATCTAACCTATGTTTCCTCTATCAAGTTGCACCAATCCGTATACAAACGCTAGTAATATACCCATACCAATTATCACTACTAAGAATACAACGATAACTGTAATTATCTTTTGTCGCAATACTTGTTTGTCGTATATCTCTTTCTGCCTACGCTTGCGTATATCACCTTCCATTCTAAGAAGTTCATTCCATGCCTGAACACCATGTCTAAACTTAATAAACTGCTGGAGTTCGTATCGCTGTTCTTCCAGCTGTTTCTTAGCAGTCAATGCTTCAACAGCTTCTTGTTCAATACTACCTCTGCGTGTAAGTTTAGTAATGAAAGAAGGATTCTTAGCTCTTTTCTGTGCGTTCTCAATATCTGATGCAGCACTCATCCATTTGGATAAGTCATTACCCATACTCTGGATATCTTTGCCAACTTGGAAAGCTCTTTTTAACCCATTAAAAGCTGTGTTTGCTGTAGCAACAGCCGCACTAATTGTTAATGGGTCGAGCATACATCTTAACTCGGCTTAGTAGGAAACGTAACAGAGGACATATCCAGCGAACCATCGGCTGATAGCTTTGGCTTTGCACTCGCTGGCAAGTCACGCAATGATTGTCTATACGTTTTCCAATTATCGGCAAGAGTTACGTCAGAATTTGCCATCCAATCTGTTTCAGCAAGCAATCTATTGCGTTCAACTCTAAGCAATCGCATTGGCT